TTATCGGACAACAAGCAAATCTGAAAATCTCGTAGTGTAACGAGGCGAAAGCATTTCGCGCTTCATCTGCCACTGCTGCTGTATGCCCTGCCCGGCAAAATAAAGTGTGCCTTTTCCACCCTTGGCATTGAGCTGGTCGAGAACCTGCATCAGCTGCGCGCTGTCTTCGCGCGGTGCATTCTCGTCGAACAGATTTAGCTGAGCCACACCCTGGCTGAAGAAGTCGCCGAGCATGATCCCCGCTTTCTGATACCGGTGCCCATCCTTCCAGATTGCATCCAGGCACCGGGTTGCGGCGGTTATAATGTCGCGGCTATCCTGTGTTGGTGTTAGCAGCTTTACTGATGCACTGTTGCCGTAATACCGCTCGTTCAGCGCAAAGGGAGACGTCTTCACGAACGCCGATATGTACCGGCAGTATTGATGCTCACCTCGCAGCTTCTCGGCACCGCGCGCGGCATAGCTGCAGATGGCCTGCCGCATCTGTTCGTACTCGGTAACGCGCTCGCCGAATGACCGGCTGCAGACGATTTCCTGCTTAACCGGCGCGAACTCTTCCAGTTCGAGACATGGTTCGCCGCGCAGCTCGCGCACCGTCCTTTCCAGCACGACGTTAAAGTGTTTACGGATAACGGCAATATGCGTGTCCGCCAGGTCGAGAACGGTTTTGATGCCCATCGCTTCCAGCTTCTTGCTGATGCGGCGACCAACCCCCCAGACCTCGTCAACGGGTAGCAGCGACATGAGCTTTCGCTGGCGATCCACATTTGACAGGTCCACAACGCCGCCAGTGGCCTTCCATGTCTTTGCAGCGTGATTGGCGAGCTTTGCCAGCGTCTTCGTTTGAGCAATCCCCACACCTACTGCCAGGCCGGTATTCCTGCGCACAGCATCTTTCAGCTCGTGACCGAACTCTTCCAGAACGCGGCAGTTACGCACGCCGGTGAGGTCACAAAAGGCCTCGTCGATTGAGTATATTTCGACTCGAGGGCTCATTTCCTCCAGCGTTGTCATAACACGGTTGCTCATGTCGGCGTAGAGCTCATAGTTGGAGCTGAAGCAAACCACGCCCTGCTGCCGGAAGTAGTCCTTACATTTGAAGTACGGATCGCCCATTTTAATGCCGAGCTTTTTGGCTTCAGCTGAGCGGGCGATCACGCAGCCGTCGTTGTTGGATAGCACAACAACAGGCTTTCCCCATAGATCCGGCCTGAATACCGTCTCACAGCTCGCATAAAACGAGTTCACATCTACCAGGGCAAACATGTCACATCACCGGATTGTCGTCGACCCATACCGGGACAATGGTATGCGTAACCACGCCAACAAGGCGAACATCATCAAGAGCCTCGCCTTCTATAGCCTCACCATCATCGGTAATTAGCGCATCACCGGCCCAATACGCGTGCTGCTGTCGTCCGCAAAACCAGATGAGCAATGTATCTCCGCGCTTAAACAGCGTTGAGTCATCAACGACATCATAGCCGTCCTGCGTTTCGACAATAGTGGCAGAAGGAGGAATGAATGGTTCAGTGACCGCAACAAAGGCGGCGTGCATGTCTGCTGTGCGTGGCATAATTACCTCACAAAATAGCTGTATGCATATACAGTATCGCTAAATATGAGAGTCGATCAAGCTTCATAGTGGTGCTACACTCCCTACCTTTCAGAATTAACTGATTTCTATAATGTTAAAGCTATTTACTCGCTATGTTTCTGTGGGGGTGGTCAACACTGCTCTTCACTGGCTGTGTTTCGGTGCGCTTATGCATTTCATCTGTGCTAATCAGGCAGTTGCGAACGTTGTTGCTTTTTGTATTGCGGTAACTTTTAGTTTTTTTGCAAATGCAAAATGGACGTTCAAATCTCAGGCCACTTCTGCTCGGTACATCGCTTTCGTCATTTTCATGGGCGTTATGGCTGCCCTGACAGGTTTTATCGCGGATGCAATCGGAGCTCCACCAGTTGTCACTCTCATAGCTTTCTCGGCATTTAGTCTGGTTGCCGGATTCATATACTCAAAATTCATTGTCTTTAGGGATGCGAAATGAAAATTTCTCTTGTCGTTCCGGTGTTTAATGAAGAGGAAGCAATTCCGATCTTCTATAAGACCGTGCGAGAATTTGAAGAGCTACAACAGCATGAAGTTGAGATAGTCTTTATCAATGACGGTAGTAAAGACGCGACAGAGTCAATTATAAAGGCGCTTGCTGTTGCCGATCCGCTTGTGGTCCCCCTGTCATTCACAAGAAACTTCGGTAAAGAGCCTGCGCTATTCGCTGGCCTGGACCATGCAACAGGTGAGGCAATAATCCCAATTGATGTTGACTTGCAGGACCCAATTGAGGTCATTCCACACCTGATAGAGAAGTGGCAAGCCGGGGCTGATATGGTCCTTGCTAAACGCTCTGACCGCTCAACTGATGGACGACTCAAACGCAAGACCGCTGAGTGGTTCTACAAGCTGCACAACAAAATAAGCAACCCGCAGATAGAGGAAAATGTTGGCGACTTTCGCCTGATGTCTCGGGATGTTGTTGAGAATATCAAGCTAATGCCTGAGCGAAACCTTTTCATGAAAGGCGTTTTGAGTTGGGTTGGCGGACGCACTGACGTTGTTGAATACGCCCGCGCAGAACGTGTTGCCGGGGATTCTAAGTTCAATGGCTGGAAGCTGTGGAATCTTGCATTAGAGGGCATTACCAGTTTCTCAACTTTTCCACTGCGCATGTGGACGTATATCGGCTTGTTCGTTGCTGGCATGGCCTTTATCTATGGCGCATGGATGATCGTCGACACCCTGGCATTTGGAAACCCGGTTCGTGGGTACCCATCAATGCTGGTATCAATACTGTTTCTAGGTGGTGTGCAGTTGATAGGAATAGGAGTTCTTGGGGAGTACATCGGCAGGATCTATGTAGAAGTTAAAGGAAGACCTCGGTATATTGTCAAGAAATAAGTATTTTTATATTTAAGGGTTATGGTTAATGATTAATTCAGAAAAAAACATGGACAATAAAATCAGGCCATTAGTGTTTGTTTTTGGCTTGATTTTATTCTTTTATTACAATTTGTTATCATCGAACTATTATTATATTGATGACATTGGACGTTCTCTTGAAGGGTATTCCGGCTGGTCCCGCAACGGCAGGCCTCTGGCTGACTTGTTTTTTTATGCATTAAGCTTTGGTGCGCCATTGCCAGACATATCACCTTTGCCACAGATACTAGGCATAGCATTTTTATCAGTGGGCGTATACCTGACAGCTAAGAAATATATATGCAGAACTGAAGACAACTTCCTGAGCTATTTACTTTGCATTCCTTTAGTTCTTAGCCCGTTTTATTTTGAAAATATGTCATACAAATATGATGCATTTCCAATGTCGCTGTCCATTTTTTTTTCGATGTTACCTTTTATAATTAGAATAAATGGACCATTAATACAATTAACAGTTTGCGTTATATCCATTCTAACTTCACTATGTTTATACCAAGCATCTATAAATGTTTATGTAATTTATACTATGCTTTACGTATTGAATAAATTTAAAGAAGGGAAAGACTTTGATGGCTTTAAGGCGATTGGCTTGTCAATTACTGGATTATTATTAGGTTATTTTATATACTCCTGGTTAATTTCACCTAGATTTGTTGAAGGGGATTACAATTTAAAGCACAGTCAGATAAGCTCGTTTGAGTTGGATTCTTTGAGCAATGCAGTTTTTGGTAACTTTAAAATATTCTACTATGTGCTCAGCACCTCTATGAGCACAACATTGTTAACCCTGATACTTATTATTGCCTGCATGGCTCTAATTGGCGCTGTTAGACTATGTTGTGAAAAGTCAGAGTCTACAGGCATTATAAGAATATTACGTAATGCAATTATCATACTTTCACCTTTCATAGTCTTGCTGATGATTGCTGGGCCTATGCTGCTTCTCAAATCAGCAGTAGTTTCTGCGAGAGTTTTTGTTGCATTCGGAGCAGTGCTTGTATTTTACAATATTCTTGCATGCTGGATGTTTGGGTTACGTTCAAAGATAATGTGGTTCCTATCCATCATGTATTTGATTTATATGGCCGGCGCTGCGTTTAGTTATGGAAATGCGTTGGATAATCAAGAAAAATACGATAATGAAGTTATTGCTACTATAATAAGCGATTTAAATAGCAATAATCTTGCAAACGCCAAATATATATCCTTTGTAGGAATGCTTCCAATTTCGCCAGAAGGGCGCTTAGCAATAAAAAAATACCCATTCCTTGCTCACCTGATTCACCCAACGATAAACGGGAGATGGTCTTGGGGGCTAAGGCACATTAAACACTTCGACATGAAGCACGACTTCAATTCAGGTGAATACTACGCTAATTTGAAGAACAACCTCTGCGACTACGCTCCCGTAACAAATGGGATTGTGTTCAATTCATATTATGATAAGAGTAGTGACAGTGTTATTTATGACTTCACAAAAAAACTATGCATATAACCTTTACTGATTAAATAAGGCGGCCCTAACTAGGCCGCATTTTATTATTTAATAATGATCTTTCTATAAGAATAGAATTATCACTAAAAATCGCAATAAAACTAAAAGCTAAAAAAATTGTTACGATGTGGTTTAATGTTCTTTGTGAAAATTAAAATGCAGCACAATCAATAAATTAAAACTTAATAGATCTCTTTAGATTCTGTTTAAAATCATATGCAACGCGAGGTAATACATGGAGTTCATTTTAAAATCTATAAAGTTGTTTGTAAGGTTAATGGCTATCTATTGCTCTTACATGCTCTTAAGTGGTACCTCTAGGGAGGATGTGGTTCTTATGTCTCTTGAGGGCTTGGTGATCTTTATATGGGCGGAAATGGAATATAAGCAATGGAAAGAAAACCGTTGATTTCTCATTTCGATGACGAAATGAGGAATTTCATTACTGATATATTAACATTAGGTCCTAATGTACGAGAGCCAGTTGCTAAATGTTATGTTCGTCAAATGTCAGGCATTGATTTTTATAGAATTAAATAAAATACCGGAGCATAATGAGAGTTGGAAGGGAGAACGCAGCAGTTAATATGAACTTTGATACTTGACAAGGGCCTCAATGAGGCCCTGCATGGCAACTACATAGCGGAGATCGCAGTTACTCCTGAACCTCCAGCAGCTGATTCTACAGTTAATGAATAATATCCTGTTTTCTCTGTACCAGCTGGCCATGTAGCGGTGATTTGTAAATACATCCCTCTTTTGTCTGATCCCCCTCCTGTGAACGCCCTAACATTTCCTGCAAGTGTTATATCACGCAGAGGCATATTCATTCCTATTGAGTTTCTAGCATAAATAATGTTGCTATCTTTCCCCACTAGAGTTGCAGTAAACGTTGGCCATGTACCAATTGAATTAGGAAGAGGGGTTACAAGATAATTGCTCCCTCCAGAAGCCTTGCTAATAAGCGCCTCAAAGTAGGCATTACCATGCGTACCACCATTGCACTTTATTGTAAGCTTTGCCATCCCGCAGTCATACCAATTTCCTGTTCCTTGTGATTTTGGATAAAGGTCATATGGCAATGGAAAGACAATATTTCCTAACTGCTGTGCTGAAGGGGTTGCCGTGGCACCAATTGAAGTTGGCACTCTTAAGGTCATAGTGTCCTTTGTTCCCCTAATTATCCCAGATAGAGAGGAATTTGCTAAATGCACTGGAATTGGTCTTATGGTCAGTAACTGAATAAAAGCATCAGTAGTTGCTGTGCCATCAGTTGCGTTATAAATGGAAATGGTCTTCCATCCTCTACCAATCATTGAGCCAAGATTCTTTCTCTGTGCAGCGTACAGGCCACCATCGAGCATCCTCATGGTTACTGCTACGGTACCAACCATGCTTAAGGAAAGATCACTACTCACATTGCCCTGGTACGCATAATATGGCTGCCCTGCCCCACCTGCATAATTATCTATGCGATAGAATAATTTTGAGTCTTGCCATGTCCCTATCACCTCTACCTCAGCAGCTTCAGCATCAAGATAAAATGAATAAGTCATTAAGCCAGACGATCCAGAGCTTATTTGACCAGCTGGTGACTGAAGTGTATATCCATTAGTGACATAATTTATGTTGATATTACCTGCTGCGTCGCAATAACCAATAGAGGAGTCTTGCTTTCCTGGCCATGTTTGCCGTTCACTTGAAACTGGTGAATATTCTTCGAGCAAACCACCTGCCATCACCATGCTCGCGATTTGCACGCCAAGTTGGGAATAACCTGCTGAATTAAAATGTGTATCATCTGACTGCACAACGCCAAATATGCGGTTGTATTGCGCCTCATGCGCATCAAAGTGCGCGCAGCCATATACCTTTGCAAGATTTTTGATTCGCTGACCATAAATCTGCGCGAGGCCGTTTGTTAACCCCTGACCACCTGATGCCGGAGTCAAAACCACAACACCCATTCCCCAATCAATAAAGCGTCTAATCAGGGTTTCCATGCTGCTCATGTACGAATCGATCGTTACCCCTGTCCAAGTATCATTCAGTCCGTACATAAGGAAAGCGATATTGCAATTTGGGTTTGTCTGCCACTCAGGGCGATTAACCGCTTGTTCCGCTGTTAGTCCTGAAACAGCACGCATTACTACATTAACTGTTGCCCCGGATGACTGGCGCATGAAGGACTGGAACGTATAAGGGTAATTGAAGGTGGCCCGAGTCAGGTAGTCACCGTCCTGAGCAGGAATGACGTCAGTAGATGTTCTATCCATCCCCGCAGTCATTGAATCCCCCTGGAACAATGCAGTGAATGTCTGACGCATCCTGACTTTATAGTGCACATCAGATAACTTACTGATATTTTTTGAACGGTAGGATGCTGAATCATTGGCGATAGACCACTCTTTAACCTCTTTAAGTGTTGCGCCAACAGTCTCATCTGGGTAGGTTTCATCATCGCTAAAACCAACCAACCCGGCACCGCTCAAAGCCGCCAAGGCAGCACGCAATGACGCATCACCAACACCAATCCACGCCCCAGGCGCAATACCACCTGTGCTGGCAGGGGTAGAGTTTTCCGGAACAACTTTCGGGCCGGATGCAAACGAACCAGTCCATTTGTAATATTCGCCGTCGGCAGTGTTCAGCAGCACCTCATTCGGGTTGTTGATTGTCGCGCCGGTGGTGAATGTTTTCCCGGTAAGGATAACGTAACCGAAGGCGTTCATGGCCTGCTGCGCAAGGTAATTGATGCCCTCGATGGTGTAGTGCTTCTGACCAAAGCGATCAGTGTAGGTCCATCCCATCGAAGTGACGAACTCGTCAATTTTCCCTGCGTTAAATTTGAAATCGAACGGAGATTCGCTTGGTACTGGCAGATTGGTTGGTTGCGTGGCCATATTTATTCCATAAAAAAGCCCGGCGCGGTGGCCGGGTCTGGTTGGTCGGGACGGTTCTTATTGATAGATGGCGTCGCTGTATTCCGCGACTGTAAGAGATACCGTGTTATCGGTGTTCGGCTTGATGCTGTTATTCGAGCCTCCGTTTGGTCTGAACACCATTACCGCCTTCGTCAGGTCGCCCGGGTCGTCGTACATCAACTGCTGCACCGTGAAACCTGTCGTTAGCCCGGCGTCGCCGAACATGTTTCTCACCCGCTCGTGCATCATTGGCGTCATAGTGAAAGCTCCTTACGCACAACATCATCGATGGCTGAACGCTCCTCTTCAAACCCAAGAGTGAGGAATTCTTTTTTAGCAGTTGAGCGGCGGAATCTCTGCGGGTTGGCCGGGTCATGAACATAAATGGCATAGTTGGTTGAGTAACCTACCCTGCCTGTGATTACTGCTCCGTCAGTTACGATTTCGCGAAACTGGCTATTTAGAAGTGCTGAGGTATCAATTGGCGTGTAGAGGGCTGCTCTTGCTGCCCCAAGAATCATCGCTGACTGGAGCGCACGAATGATTTTCCTACCCTGAACATCATACAGAATTCGTTCAATATTGCGTTCAACACGTGCCGCGCCGCGCACTTTGATACCCATGGTTTTCTCCAGGCAATAAAAAACCCCGCCTGAGCGAGGTTTGATTTTATTTAAAGATGAATCAAAAAGGGAGCATTGCGCGGATTTCAGTGTGCCAGTTATGAAAGGCAGGCAGGTCATCTAATAACCAGAATCCAAATCCAATCATTACAACGCCAATAATCATTTGAGCAATAACGCTGAACCAGTATTCAATAGGATTGCTGTCTTTATGGATGTACTCCTTTCGCGTCGTCCCCTTAAATGTCTTTGTATAGACACCTCGTCGCAAAAAGATAATCGACTGAACAAACGCAAAGGGGCCGGTCAGAAAAATTCCACATACCGCAAGCCAATATTGAAATCCCATCACCAATCATTCCAGTTAACGTTTTGGGCCATTATTGCACAGGTTTATCAAACTCCCGTCAGGATGGCGTAATCATCCGTCACCCGCTCGAACGTGTCGGCGTAGCGGATAACCTGCCTTACCTCATCGGCTCCGGCCACTACCGGGTCCGCTTCGGTCGATATGCCAATCATCAGGTAATCACCGGATGCCGCCAGCGCGAACTCCGTCCAGACGGTATTCTTCACGACGATTTCAGCGCCCAGGCTGGCTAACTTCTTGCTTAAGCCGCCCTCGTAATCACAGAGGATTTGCTCAGGCTCGGCATAGCCCAGTGGGTCGCCGTATTCGTCATTGCCTTCCAGCTTGCGCCAGATGGTCGCTGTCGCGGTATAGCTCCAGTTAGCTACCGATGACATCAGCCCTCCTTCCAGCGCAGCACCTTCGCGCCAGTCGCCCGGATGCGCGGGCAGTTGATGAACCACTCGCCGTTAGATTTCACGTAGCCGGTAGTTTCCCGCCCGGTGTCGGTCATCACCCAGACGCGGGTGAATGAGCGCGGAAGGCCGTGCTTAACTGATTTGTACGTCATCAGCAGCCCCCGACCACCATGAACAGGCCGACGCTGTTACCGGCGCTGATCGGCAGCTCTCCGGTGCAGCCGCTGGTATCGAGACGGGCCAGCGAGTCGCGCAGCCATGTGATGCTGTCGTCACCGTACTCAAACGAGCGTGACGCGCCAGACGGCGCACCCTGCGATTTGATGCGGCGAGCCCCGGACGAAGTAGCCATCAGCGCGGCGGCATACATCAGGATCAGCTTCGCGGTGCACTCGTCATAACCGGCCCCGTCGAGGCACGGGATAATTTTGTTCACCACGCAGAGAATCGGATCCAGCAGCGCGCCCGGGATGGAGTAACCCAATTCACCGAGGAACGCCTGCACGTCTGCCGCTGTGATTGGGTCAGCCATGGTTATTTCGCCTTTTTCTTCAGCTCATCGATTTGTTTCTGAGCCTCGTCGAGGTCAGCCTGCAGCTTAGCGTTGTCAGCGGTCAGAGACTCCACTTTGCCATTGGCCTCGTCGAGGTCAGCCTGCAGCTTTTGAACGTCGGCGGGGGTCGCCACCTCCAGGACCTGATCGCTTACCGGGATCGCTTTTCCTGCCAGCCACAGCGGGAGAGTCTCGCCTTTGTAGACTTCACCCTTTTTCAGTTCGTGGCTGTCGTGGGTGAGCAACCATTTTTGTTCTTTACCAGCCATACGGCCTCCGTAAAAAAAATGGGGCCTGAGCCCCATGAATTATGCTTTGGTCAGCTGAGCGTAACCGGCCTGGCCATTCGCGTCGTGTTTGAACTGCGGCGCAGCAGCAGCCAGCACGGAGAAGACATAATCGTCTTCCGGATTCTGGCGAGCTTTCGGGCGCATGGTCATCGGCATGCCGTTGAGGATCTGCACGACGTCAGGGCGCTTAACCACACCCAGCAGTTCGTTTTGCGGTACCTTCGAACCCGGAACCAGCGCCGCAACACCAGGGATTTCCATGATGCGGGACAGGATGGTCTTCGGATAGTTTGCCGCGTAGTCGTTCACAGACGCGTAGAACCAGTCTTTGTAGTTCACATAGATGGTTACCGGGCCGTAGAAATTCTTGGACTGCAGCAGACCAATCAGCGCGGAAATTGCGCCGACCCACTGAGCGCCGGTAGCACCGTTCAGGTCAAGACCATGCGTGCCGGTTGCGCGGTTTGGCGCAGTGCGCAGACCGTAAATGGTCGCGCCCCCGACGTTGATGTTTGGATCGCCGTTCAGCACCATGTCTTCCAGCTTCTCAGCCACTTTTCTCTGATGGTTGGAGATGGCGTCGCTGTCCAGAGAGTAGCCTTCAGTCTGCGCTGCCAGCATCTGGCGCCAGCCGAAAGTCAGCTCACTGTCGATGATAGGCAGCGGCGTGCCTTCGTAATCCATGACAGGCTGATCGCCCTTCGCCTTGCCGCGACCATCCAGGCTGATGTTTACATCGCCGGAATCTGACAGGGTCATGAAGTAATGCACGATCTTGCCGAGTGCCATAGGGCGGGAAACGCTGGCGGCCAGGTCATTAAACACTGACAGCACGTCGCGCTGAACGGTAATCGCAGAGCGGTCCCATTCGCCCCAGACATCTTTCGGCAGCACGGAGGCGTTACCGACGAGATCATCAAAGGCAATGAACTGACCGCCAGCTTCGTTGACTGCAAAGCCGTGCTGTGCAGCCATATTGCGCTGCATCATGTCCCAGCGACGGCGAGCGTTGATAATCAGCCCCTGCTGTTGTGGAGTAAACTTTAACATTCTTGTTTTCCTTATGCCTTGGCGTACGGAGTGGAGAGGATCACCACGTCGGCGAAACCTTCCGCCGCCAGAGTGCGCCCTGCTTTTTCGTCGAACGTTGCGACGACCTGGTTGCCGGTTGCAGCGGCTTTGAACACACCACCAGCACCGACAGTCAATTCCTGGCCTACTGTGTAAGCAGCCGCTGCCAGGCGAACGTTGTATTCCTGCTCACCTTCAACGCGGTACGCCACGCCGGTTTCATTGGCTGCGTAGGCGGTGGTGATTGCCTGGCCAATGAAGCGACGGTTGCCGAGAATGAGCCAACGGCCAGTGGGGGCTCCTGTCGTAGTTAACTTCCCGGCAGAAATTACGACTGCAACTCCAGGATTAAGCGCCGACGCAACAGGCAGGTTGATGGTTTCCGGCTCGCGCTCGACCGGGCCACGATAGATGACGTTAGCCATTATTTATTCTCCTGATCGATGCCAGCGTTGAGGTCGTAGTCCTTCCACTGGTCGTTTTCAGCATTGACCTGCTGGAAAGATGGGTTCAGACCGGTGCTGGTCTGGCACTGTGAGTAGAGGTCGTTCAGCGCGTCGCCAGCCAGAGAGTTGATCGCCGCTTCGGTCATGAACGAGAATTTCGCTTTAACCGCATCGCGCTTGGTTTTCAGGTCGCTTTCAGCATTCGCCTGCAGCTGAGTTTCCAGCTTGCTCAGTTTTTCGTTCAGCGGGGTGATGGCAGCGTTAACTGCTGCGGTAATCGCGTCAGAGTTAATCTGAGCCTGGCCCGGGTCGCCGCCGCCATCTATCTTCTGCATCTGCTGGTTGTAGGCATCCCAGACCTGATCGTCGGTCAGCCCCTCGGTTTTAACGCCTGCGGCATTGAGCGCGGCGATCATCTTCTCTTTCATCGGGTTTGTTTCTCCGTTGGTTTTGACTTCGTACTCAGTTGGTTTGCGCACGACTTCTACAGGCTCGCCGACCAGCGTCACTTCGCTGTCATCGATGAGATATTTTTGCTGGAAGAGCTTGTTGCCCTCTTCGTAGACGAATTTGTCCGGCCAGACGGTCACGACATAGCGATAAGCGTCACTGCCCGACGGCGCGCGGATTGCCTCACGCAGCATCTGGTAGATTTCGTCGAATGAGGCGTCGGAGTTGTGAGTGAGGAAGAACTTCACTTTGTTCAGCAGGCCGTCTTTGAGGCTGTTGGCCGCGTCGATGAGGCTGGCTGTTTCTACCTCGCCTTCCTGCCCGTCAGCATTTACGAACATGCCAACACCCTCTTCCGGCGTTCCGGCGCCGGGCTCATCCAGCAGGATGGCGATGTGGTCGAATTGCATGTTTCGGGCAATCCAGGAATGTTTCTTCCCCTTCGACTCTCCGGACTTTTTCTCTTTGTTGGTGAGCAGGCCCGTAGAGAGGTGGATCGGGTCGGTATTGGTACCGGCGATCATCTCATCGAGGCGATTAATCAGGCGTTTGCCATCCGGCTTTGTCTCAGCGACCGCCTTGTTGATGTAAACGTCCATGACGACCTGGTCGCCGGATTTGCTGACGTTCTGCGCCCAGGCCCCGACGTGATAGGTGTTAATGGCGCGCGGGTCATTAGCGCTGACATACTTGCCATCTACCATCGGGTGCGGGAGAGGCATCAGCTTGCCTTCCATCGTCTGGTAGCTGTTGTTAATCTCCTCAGCCGGGTACAGGCCGCCATTCATCACGATGTCATCGACGATCGGAACCGCACCACGAATGACGTAGTGTTCCTGGCCGTTGATGGTTGTCGTTGAGATGTTGGAGGCGTTGATGGCGAGGGATTTAACGTGGATGCTGGATAATTTCACGTTGAATCCTATATGTTATTAGTTAGGACTATTCCTAACAGGCATAAACAAAATGAAAAAAATTATCGCTTCGCTATTACTCGCTGTTTCTATACCGTCTTACGCTGTTTTCTATAATGGAAATCAGCTATCAGAGTGGAACAATGCCAGGAAAAAAGCCTTAAACAATAACGCTGAAACTGTGGATTATCTTGATGCTGGTGTGTATAGGGGGTTTGTCATTGCGACCTATAACGCTTTTCAGAATGTCACAATTTGCCCCGAGCCAGGCGTTACTGTCGGCCAAGTAGAAGACGTTGTTGGCCTATATCTTGATAACCACCCTGAGTTGCGGACAAAACCCGCATCTGAACTCGCATATAAGGCCCTAGTGAGCGCTTTCCCATGCAAAAAGTGACTAAGCGGCTTCCGCTTTCGTCCACTGCTTACGCTCTTTCGCCAGCTTATCAGCCAGCCCTTCGTTGAATATGCTGCCGTCGTCGTTGAGCAGCACCGGAATCTGGCTGCAGTAGCAGTGGTATTTGTTACCATCTACTGCATACCAGTCGCGAACCTCTTGCACGGTTCTGACCTTTCCATGCCAGAATGCGTGCGTTGCCCTGGTGGTAGGCTTCAGCGCAGAAAGATGGAGAAGACCGGTATTTAGCCCCAGCCTGTCAGCGGCCCAGTCTGTTTCATTCCACTGAGCCTGCCGCAGCGCGCCGACCTGCTCAGTCTGAGCGATGGTCTTTGCCTTCGACATCGACACATCAAGGCGCTTGCTGATGACGCTGGCTGTTTCGCGAGGATTATCGAGCCTGCTGGCGGGCAGAACCGACGACCATCAGGCAGCTCGGCGGCAGTGCCATCAGCCTGCGCCCACCACAGGTTAGAGAACGGCTTCGACTCCCCCCAGTCATGGGAGCGGTCGACGGTCCAGCTATCCGGTATGCGGAACGGCTTAATGACGTGCAGTGATTCATTCCAAAGGTGGTCAAATCGCCCGCCGCTGGTCACATCCCAGGAGCCCTCTACCCACGCTTTGCGTCGGTTAGGGTCTTTGATGGCCATCAGGGTAGCGATGTACTGCGGGTCGAGGTACGGGTTCTCTTTGAACGATCCGTGGATTGCCACGCGGGTCAGCGTGATTTCCTCTTCTCGCTCTGTCTGAGGGTTAAACACCATTTGCCGGTCACGCTGCACGGTTCCGCGCGGCGCTGGCTCAATGAAGCGTTTCTTCACCCAGGTATGTCCGATGCCAAACGGGTTGGTCGTGCTGAACGTCTCCAGCGGTATCGGCCTCAGTAACTTGCCATTCTCCAGCGGGTAGTTTTCCGGCCTGAACGATGAGCGGCGGCAGGAGAACATCATTTCGTAGAATTCCGGGGACTGCTGCTTAGTCAGCTCGTTAAAGCCAATGAACGGGAATTCCTGCCCGTGGAAATCCCAGTAGTCGTCCGCCTCTTTGCCGAAGCGGAAGAGTAACTCCTCGCCTGTTGGCCATACCCATCGCAATTCGCTCGCAGATGAAAGGTAGCGCGCACCATTGTTGAACAGGCGAAACATACGCTTCGACTGAGTGATGATGTCGGCAAGGTTTTTATATTCGGTGTCGAAGATGACGCCGCGCCAGAACGAGCCATAACCCACACCGACATTGCGCCGGAACCTGGCTAACTGCGCGGCGGTTTTACCAGGGCCGCGGGTCCCCTCGAACAGGATTTCGTTACACGGGCAGCTCAGCGCCAAAGACTGCGATCCAGGCAGTGGCTTCCATACAGCTTTGTAATTCATCCACCGAGCACCCCGCCCTGTTGTTTCTGCGCTGCCGCTTCCCAGTCATCCACGCTGTCACTGGTTGGGACCAGCATGACGTTATGCGTTACCTCTTTCGTTTCCGCCTTATTCTCGATGCTGTACGCCTCACGCTCGAGGCCGATCAGCGTCTTCAGGCTGTCACTCAGGTCTTTCATGGATTTAACACGGGAAGGCAGGCTGATTATTTTGTGGTACAGATCGTTGAGCTTATCCTGACCTTTATCGTCCTCACGGCGCATCAGGTCACCGAGCATCTCAAGCGCGGCCACATCGCCACACTCACCGGCCAACTCATCGAATAGCATGTTTGTCAGTTCGCGAGCCCGTCGGATGTCTCCCCGGTGCTCCATGCGTACCGTGGCAATCACCTCGGCAGTCGCCTCTATCAGTACGCGCTCGGTCAAAGTGCTTTCGTTGCGTACCTGTTTGCGTACCTCCTGTTTGCGTACCAGATCATCAGCCTTTTGCTGAATCTTCGCATTCAGGTCACCGGCGTTGAGTTTTCGCAGAAGGGTCGATGTCGACAGTGACCGTGCGCCGACGTTATACGTGAACGACACCAGGGCATCGAATTGCCCTTGAGTCAGCCCCACTTTAACCAGGCGAGACACGTCGCTTTCATAGCTGACGAGCCCTGTTTTCAGCAAACGCTCTGCCGTTTCCTGCTTAATCGTCATCCCGGAGCGGATTGGTTTTCCGTCGACAGGCTGAGTCCATCCGTATCCGATCGTCCACACTCCGACGCTGTCCTGGTACGCGGTGAGCTTGCAGCCTTCGAACTGCTTGATCAGGGCAATGCCTTTCTCACTGGTTTGCATTCTTCATCCCCGTCAGGCGTTCCCAGAAGTACGTCAGTGCTACGGAGCCCATTGCCCCGCTGATATTCGTTGATGATCAGCGCCGAAACGACGTCCTGATTGTCCAGCGCCGACGACCATGCCCGGACCGCATCGCGGATCTTTTCGTGGTCTGGCGCCGCTTTAGCTTGAGCGCGGTTTATCATCGCTCCCGTGTGTATTCCGGTATTGTGTTGATACGCAAGTGAATGCATTGCTTTCCCTTTCGTGGTTAGGGCCGCCAATCAGGCGGCGTTATTTTTTGGTGGAAACAACGCATCGAGAGATGTATTGCTTCCAAGCTTATTCATCGCCTCAACCAGGCGGCGGCACGAATCCAGGTCTGGTGCTCGTATGCCAGCTTCATAGTTAGCAAGGCGGGACTGGTTCCAGCCGCACGAACCTGCTAACTCTGATTGAGTGATGCCAAGCTTCTTACGTTCGTTGGCGATATTGTTCATGCTGATCCTTTCAAGAATGGTCACTCAGCATCATTAAACACAATTCGTGATTATTAATCAACACAAATCGTGTAAAGCTTTTTAACACGGCGCGTGATACAAAATGAGAATGAATAGAATCGAAGATATAGCGGGCCGCATTAAGCGACTTCGCGAAGATAAAGGGCTGTCACAAAAGGCTCTCGCAGAGCTTTGCGGGTGGGCCTCGCAGTCACGCATAGGGAATTACGAATCAGGCACCAGGAGTGTTAGCGTTGATGATGCAACTGTAATAGCTAAGGCGCTGGGGGTTGCGCCTGCCGAGCTGCTTTTTGGCGATGACTACAAAGGCTCTTACAAGCCAGGTGATAAATACCCAGTTATTAGCAAAGTTCAGGCGGGCGCCTGGTGTGAAGCTGTTGAGCCGTACACCCTTAAAGATATCGACCTTTGGCTTGAATCAGATGCTCACATTCAGGGGGAGGCGTTCTGGCTGCAGGTTGATGGTGACTCAATGACAGCACCGGCGGGTCTTAGCATCCCAGAAGGAACCTTTGTCCTCTTCGATACTGGGCGCGAGGCAATCAACGGCAGTCTGGTAATAGCAAAGCTATCCGATTCTAACGAGGCAACATTCAAGAAGTTGGTGATCGACGGTGGGCAGAAGTACCTGAAGGGCCTCAACCCGCAATGGCCACTCGTGCCTATTAATGGTAACTGCCGTATCATTGGTGTAGCTGTAGAGACGAAGCTGCGGCTGGTTTAGCCGATGAGTGAACTGAACGATCAAATGACAATGAATTGAGGATGCAGTTATGGATGACGGGGTATTACAAGATATAAAGATATCACTAAGATATGACGGTAAGGACGCTGAAAACCATGAAATTGATCTCAATTGCCTTGGGGAGTCTCTAAAGGGATTCTCTAAAGTTTTATCTACAGCAGCATCATTTTCAGCCACTCAGAAATACAGCAAAATATCCACATATCAAGACGTTAAGGTATATGCGAGAGAGGCAAGGGCAAATTGCTTCACTTTAGAAGCTGCGCTAAATTTCGTTACTCAGAATCAGTTGTTCTCAGGGATCGCCGCAACTATACTGGGTGCGATACTTCAATATATATTTGCGAGAAATTCGAACAAGAAAGATGAAATGAAAGCTCTACAGCAGGTTCTCGAAAAGGCCATAGAGGCGCTAGGTAACAAGGACTCTGGAACCATCGATAAGTTAATCTCAGTGATTGATAAGATGGCTGTAGAACTTCGCCCCGCAGTTCGGCAGGCCGTTTCTCCGATTGGAAACACATGTGATCAAATCAGCATTTCCACTAACAAAGATGGGTGTCTTTTAAAGGTGGACGCGGCGGATAAAGAGCAGATAGACAAGCTTGAAGATGATGAGGTTGTAGGATTAAGAGAGTATCGAGCTTACCTTACGGAGTTTGACGCACAGAATATGACAGCAAAGATCATACTTGAAGGAGATGATTCGAAGAAGAGAATAACTTCTGAAATCAGTGATCCTGCTGCAAGCAAAAAGAACAACCCCTACCTCAATGCCCTTAGCGCCTATATCTCAACGAAGGGCGACATATCATCCATATTCACAATAACTGCAAAGGCCACTGTGAAAAAAGGGCAAATAAATAGGCTATTTATAGTGGATGCCAAATAGTATTTTTCACCACCACCCGGCCACTGCGCCGGGTTTTTATTTACCCTTCCGCACCAACTCCGCAGCATCCCTGTTCACCTCCTTCCCTGTCACGTTTCCCGTTTCCTTCCGGTACCGTTCCAGCTTGCCGATGATGTTTTGCTGGGTCATAGGTAAATCTGCCAGTGACAACTCCATGACCGCCCGCCCCATCGCCTGAATTTTCATGCTTATACGCTCTTCATCCAGAACCATGCACATCCCTCCTGCTGTTTTTTTAAGCGTAGCACTGGTATTTACAAAAATAAATTCCCTTTCAAATCAGCAACAACACGCTTTGTTGTCATCATTAATCACAATTCGTGTTGACCAATAAAACACAATATGTGATTATCCACCCATCGAAACGAAACATCGACAGCTGAGCGAAGTTAGCCAGCGGCGGAGTGGAGATTCGGTCAGTCGAACGGCGCGACAGTAAACCATGCGTCGGACGCCCGGCGGGCTCAGGGAGAGCGGCAATGGTGCGTAACTGGAATGTTTTGGGCTGGCAGACGGTTATCAGCTAGTTGGTGAGGTAATGGCTCACCAAGGCGACGACGACCTTCCCCGCTTCGTTGTGGGGAGCCAGCACCAAAGCATTTCTCCCGCATCAGTGGTAACTACAGAGGGTAAGGCGATGGAGTTTAAGAAAGGAGATGTTGTTACGTGGTCAAGCCAGGCCGCGGGCAGCTGGAAGACGAAAACTGGAGTGATTACGGAAGTGTGGGAATACAAAAAACAAACGCGTTACACCGTAAAAGTTGATCCGAAGGAAGGGTCGACGGCGAAACCGAAGTTTTACTACCCACGCACATCAGCACTACAGAAGGTGTCATGACCCGCTACGGCGGGTTTTTTATCGGCCATACATAGGCAGATTTTCGAGTCTGCCAATTTATGACAACCGGCGGCCATCCACCGCCCATTGAAACACTGAATAAATGCGTTGAAGTCTTGTATTAACCGTTCCGTTCGCCGCGATAAGGCCAAGAGGATTTATGAGGAAGAATAATGGCGGCCCAGCATTCCCTTACTCCGGAGTGCATAAGGGTGAAAAAGAAAACCTGATAGTCGACAGCCATGGCATGACGCTACGCGACTACTTCGCGGCTAAGGCTATGGCATCAATTGTGCGCAGATGGGACGGACATTCGTTTGGTGGCGGCCCGGAATCACCACAATACAAAGAATTAGCCGAAGATGCATATTACATTGCCGACGCCATGCTCCGCGCGCGGGAGGCATCATGACAGTCACCCACAACGGCAAGCAGTACACAGCCAAAAAGCTCAACGATAACGAGTGGCAGCTGACGTCGGTATCGAGCCCGCGTGAAAAGCTGACGCTGAACCGCTGGCACATGAAGCTGGCTGGCCTCCTGGAACAGGTTGAGGTGAAGGTATGATTGGAATGCACTACGGAACAGCATCAGTGCCACGTAGCGAGGTTTTACCGGGCACAATGCTGCAACACCACGGCAAAACTTATCGCGCCTCTGCGAACGTTGAGAAAGGCCTGTACGCCTTCAACATCTTCGAAAAAACCATCATCAAAAGTGATTCTGTCGTTGTGCTGCTGAATGAGCGCGGCGAGCCGATGGTTCACTGATACCTAACCCCCTATTCAACCGATCGGCCTGGCATTAAGCGGGCGGCATCTGCACATCCAAATTTCAGGAGAAACCATGAGCGAAGTAACGGACTTAACTGTCATCGAAATCAAGCCGGATCAGGCTCCAGCGCTATACATCTCGGGCGGCCTTGATGCTTACCTCGAACAGATCCGCCAGGCAGTAAACGAAGTGCCGGACCTGTCCACGAAGAAGGGCCGTGACCGTGTCGCCTCTCTGGCGGCGCAGGTTTCCCGCAGCAAGACAGCAATCGAAAAGCCGGGACGTGAGTACCTTAAGCGCCTGAAAGAGGCTGTGCGTCCGGCTGAGGCCGAAATTAAGCGTTTCGTTGATGCCTGTGACGAGTTGCGCGATGCGACCCGACGCCCACTAACTGAATGGGAAGCCGAGCAGGAACGCATCAAGGCTGAAGAGGCTATGAACGCGCTGCACGCCGAAGCTCTGCAAATTAACATCAAGTTCGATCAGGAACTGGCTGCCAAGATCGAAGCAGACCATGAAATGGCCCTGCTGATGAACAAGGATATTGACCGCGACCGCGAAGAACAGCGACGCCTGGCGGAACAGGCTCAACGTGAACGTGACGAGCGGCTGAAACAGGAAGCGGCAGAACAAGCCCGCCGCGATGCCGAAGCGAAACACAAAGCTGAGATTGAAGCCGCAGCGCGCCGTGAAGCTGAAGAGAAAGCTCGCGCTGAGCTGGCCGAGCGCCAGCGCAAAGAAGACGCTGACCGTGCAGAACGTGAGAAGCAAGAAGCTGTCGCAGAAGAAAAACGCAAAGCACAGGAAGAAGCGGATCGCATCAAGCGTGAAGCTGAAGCGAAAGAAAAAGCACGTCTGGCAGAAGAGCAGCGCAAAGTTGAAGAAGAAGCGCGCCGCGCCGCAGACAAAGAGCACCGCCGCACCGTCAACCGTCGCGTCATCGCCGACCTGATAGCTCAGGGCATCCCCGAAGAATTCGCGCAGAAAGCACTGCTGGCTATCGCTGGCGGCAAAGTGCAGGACGCGCACATCAAATATTGAGGTGATTCATGAATATCACATGCGAGTGCGTGGACATGCGCACATCTGTCGGCCCCCACAACACCATCAAAGTTGAGATGGAGGGCGTTGTCCTGGCCGGAACCGTTAAAACCCGTGATGTACTCCCCCAGCTCGATGGCGCAGAAGTCATCGAATGGCTTGCCGAGCAGGGTTACGTCATCACTCATCAGGAACATGCAGCATGACGGCCTCAGAACGATGGGATGAAGAGTCATTCCTGCGCCTTATGCGCGACGTGATGCCGGAAAGGCCGGATGGTGATGACGAGCCGGTTAACCTGGCCGCCGAGCGGCAGAATCCGGTCATTAGCTGGGATGAGTTTGAGGGTAACTACACATGAACCTTGATCAATTAGATGAGCCATTTGCCAGTGCGGATATTGAGTGGCGCATTCAGCAAGCGGGTAAAAACAATAACGGCATCTGGGCCAAGGTGCTGGCCTACGTTACCAACCGAGCAATCATGAAGCGGCTGGATGAAGTATGCGGAAAGGCTGGCTGGCGTAACGAATACCGCGATATTCCGAACAATGGCGGCGTTGAATGCGGTATTTCCATCAAAGTTGAAGGCGAGTGGGTCACCAAGTGGGACGCCGCAGAAAACACACAGGTTGAAGCTGTAAAAGGTGGTCGCTCTGGCGCTATGAAGCGCGCTGCTGTGCAGTGGGGTATCGGTCGCTACCTCTACAACCTGACCTATCGTAAAAGAGACAGACTTTACAGCTGGCGCAATCCGGTGACCGGGCAGGAGATATCTCTTGGCCGGATTGATCGCAAGGACGCCGTTGCGCAGGCCATTGAGGCCAACAACTACATCGACCAGAATTACCTTCCCTCTTCTCTACTGGATCGCATAAAAGACGTGCCCACTTTCACGGTGGCTGCATGGCTGGAGCGTTACGAGGTGATTCTCGAGCGGCGCGAGCTGAAACCAAACACGATGAAGGTCAGGCGAAACCAGATCGCCACCATTAAGGAAGAGTTCGGCAAAATTCCCCTCGCTTCTGTCACGACAAAGGACATCGCCTCATTCCTTGAAGCGTACATTCTCTGCGATAAAAAGAGCATGGCTTCCGGGCTCAGGTCTGTGCTGATGGACATCTTCAGGGAGGCGATTGTGGAAGGACATGTCGACAGGAACCCGGCAGAACCGACGCGAACGCCGACACCGAAAGTTAAGCGAGAACGCTTACTGCTCGAACAATTCACGGTCATCCGCCAGGCAGCGTTAACTCATTCTGAATGGGCGCCAAACGCATGCGATCTGGCGCTGGTCACCGGCCAGCGGCGGGAGGATATCTCACTGTTCAGGTTCAGTGACATTAAAGACGGGAGGCTTTTCGTTACTCAGGAGAAAACAGGTCACAAACTGGCGCTTCCCCTTGATTTGAGGCTGGACGTCGCCGGGCTTGTGTTGCAGGATGTCATTGATCGATGCCGGGTGAATAACCCTTCCGACTTCATGCTTTACTCTCCGGTCCGCCGCGGGGGAAGAAAGCCGGGGCCGCTAACGCCTGACGGTCTTACCCAAGCCTTTGCAGAGATAAGGGATTCGACCGGGTTAAAATTCGGACCTAATCCACCTCCTTTCCATGAGATCAGAAGTCTGGCGAGCAGGCTCTATGAAAAGGAGCGCGGGGAGGAATTTGCTCAGCGCTTACTCGGCCACAAAAGTTTAACAATGACCAAAAAATACCTGGACGCACGCGGTGCAGAGTATGTTATGGTTTAGACAGGATATGGAATATTCGAGTAATTATCGGGGGATTTCGTGTTAATACCGAAAAAACCTTTGAAAAACAAATAGATAAAAAGAGACCGAATACGATTCCTGTATTCGGTCCAGGGAAATGGCTCTTGGGAGAGAGCCGTGCGCTAAAAGTTGGCATTAATGCAGGCTAAGTCGCCTTGCCTTTTAAGAATAGATGACGACGCCAGGTTTTCCAGTCCACAGTTAAAGCGGCCAGAAAAAAAGCGTTAAATCATCATCAAAAACAAAAAACCGCAGTGCTTTCGCGAGCATCTGCGGTTTTTTTATTGGAAACCTGAACGCTAGCAGAGCTTGTCAGCGCGTTCGATAAACGGTGTCAGGCTCATCTTCTGCCCCGGGTGAGCCGGGTCATCAATCTGGATCACGCTGATGGGCTGGCCGCTGCTCTTGCCGCTGGCCACCTGCTGCTCTGCAACCTCATTCAACGGGTATTGCACCAGCGTACTCGGGTTGATCGCGTATAACGCATGTCCCGGACGACAGGTCAGCATCACCTCTTCGCGATTAAACGCCCACTTGTCTTTACCCACTTCAAAACGGCTGACGGTGATCACCTGCGGCGCGGCCAGAGCGCTCCCCGTGCAGGCCAGCAATAAGAGCGAAAGTACTGTTTTTTTCAT